ATGACAACTGCAACACAAATCCTCGCTCAATTAGGTGGTAACAAATTCTTAGCTATGACAGGCGCACATACTTTAATAGATTGCGGAAATGCTTTATCTATGAAATTAAGAACTAATAAAAGCAAAGCAAATTATCTTAAAATTACGCTTACTGCAATGGATACTTATATTGTAGAATTCAAAAAAGTAAACTATTCTAAATGTACTTGCGATGATGTTAAAGTTTTAGATTTTGTTTACAATGATCAATTAAAAAATATTTTTACAAGTGTTACAGGAATGTATACAAGCTTATAAAACATCAAGGTTTTCGGTCAACCTACAAAACCGAATCTTTTAACATTTTAAAACTTCACATCATGAAAACACTACTTTTTATTTTACTATTTAGCGCCGCAGCATACGCGCAAACCGACACTATGTATTGCATTCAGATACTTAGCACCCGACACCCTGAATTTATACGCGCTGAACATTTAGCGATGTGTACAATAGAACAGGCGCAAGTAGAACAAACTGATGGCCTATACCGGATTATGTTTGTTTACAACACACTTGAAGAAGCAGAAATAATGCTAACCACGTGGAAGCGCGCGCATAAAGATGCGTTTATTTGCCGCCGTACATCACAACAAGTTTTAAACTTTTATCAATTTTACACTTATGATTAAGCATATAGATATTAAAGGCAATAACCACCGAAACAAAAAAGGTATTTTACAGCAGTTCTTAACCGAAGCGCAAAAATATAAGCCGCTAACATTCGAACAGGAACGAACAGCAACACGGGAACAGCTGATCAATCACAATATGTTATTTGCGGCCTCAATAGCCTTTAGATATGATAACGCGCAAATCGATATAATGGATTTAGTAAGTGAAGCTATGTTAGGTTTAATTAAAGCTGCCGATACATTTAACCCGGCGTTTGAAAACAAGTTTATAAGTTACGCATTATTTCAGATTCAGCGCTACATCAAAGACTTTATTGATACTAAAAAAAACTGCGTAAGGCTGCCGCATCGAATATCTCAGGTTCGATACCAAATCGGTAAGTATGAAGAAACAGATAGTTACCTGTTATCAGAAAAACTAAACATACCTGAAAATATTATAAAATCAGCGCAAAGTATTACAGGCTTCGTTAGCTTAGATGATACTAATTTTGATGGCGATATTATTTATCAAGTTGCATCAGATGATCAAACAGATAAACACGTTTTACAGTTAGAACTTAAAGAACTTTACTACGAAGTTACCGAATGTTTAACAGGCCGTGAATTAGAAGTTTTAAGGTATAGATACTTTGATACCTTTCCGCAAGATTTAAGCCAAGTAGCGGAAAAACTAAAAGTTTGCCGTGAACGTGTCAGGCAAATAGAAAAACAAGCGTATAAAAAAATAAGAAATAAGTATGCAAACGGAATCTAAATCGATACGCGAACTAATTTTAAGCGGTCATAGTGATAATATTGAACTTGGTTTAATCCTTAATGATTCGTTTAAATGTTTTCCGTTAACCCGTAAGTTTTACAGAAAACATAAACGCTTTAAATTCTGGCAGCCATCGCGGCATTATTCAGTTTTAGAATCAGAATCGCGTTATTATTCGTGGGTTTCATTATTAAATAACGAACTAAAAACGCACAGGGCATACTTTTGGTTAGACTTTAAAGAACCTAAGTATAAAACGCCGTGGGAGCATTGGCAGCTGCATATTACTAATCATTTCAATTGGCCTTATAAAGGTATAATGTTTACAGGCGGCGGCCATCCTTATACTACTATGTTTATACGAGGTCACAATTTGTGATTTCAAGTTACACCACCTCGTTGGCATCAACAAAACGCTAATACATCTTACCGTTAGCTAAAAACTTATCTGCCCAAACGTTAACCTGTTCTACGTAAAAATCGCCATTGTCATTTATATTGACGATGGCGAAACCATTAGCCCACAATTGGCGCTGAAACCTTGGCATATAGCTAAAACCTTTTGATTTAATATCATATAACCCACCAATGTTAAAAGCGGCCCTATTACCTGAGTGATAGCATTGAACCCGGTGCGTATGGCCAAACATAACTGAGTGCTGCGTTTTATCTAAATGTGCTTTTGCCGCGTGAATAGATGTGTAAACACCGTGAACTATATCTAAGTGTTTGCCAAGCGTGAAATAATCAGACTGCCAATCTGTTTTAACTTCCCATCCACGTTCGTACAGGTATAATGCATCAGTAGGATTTATTAACGCGCCGCCGTATTTGGCATTATCTTTTTCTTTTATGTGCCTGAAGTATCTATCTTCATGGTTGCCAAATAGAAAATATTTCTTAGCACCTTTAAACGCGCTGTTAATATCGTCAATACCCTGCAATCCGTCTATGTATTCATCCTGTAATGTTAGGCCCGATAAGTTGGCCAATGATTCAGCGTTATAGCTGCCAAGGGTATAAAGGTCTAAATAATCACCCGCTAAAACAATGCCGTGTAAATTTGTACCAAGTTCAGATATTAGCCTTAATAGTTTTTGCCAAAGTATCTGATTATGAAACGGTCTGTGCACATCACTAACAACTAACCAGCGCTGAAGGCTTTTGTTTTGTCGGCGCTTTTCATTTATTATGTTTTTCCAATATTCTACTTCTTCATTAGAATGTACTTTAATTTTGGGGCGGTAAATCATAGGATTATAGTTTTATATCTTGACAAAACGTGTTAAGTAAGTATCTAAGATTATCAAGTAAGTCGGCCTGCCTTTCTTCGCCTTTGCCTTTAATGATTCGGCGGCTGTTATCGGATTTGATGCGCAAACAATCCATACGTAAACCCGGGCATTTATCTTCATAAATCTGGAAGTCGGGGCACATGCTAATAATAGTGTTTGTTTGCACGTAACTTTCAGCGTGTAATGGGTTAGCTTTAGGCACTACAAAGAACCGCGCTGGTAATTGCAGTTCTTCTTGTATAATTTCGTAGTAGGTTTTAGATACGCGCTGTCTACCATCGGAACGATCACCTGATGCATCACCTGTAATCAGTAGCGGTATAGTACAGGGATAAATAGCAGTATCGGACCAACGCCCAATCTTTTTATTTGTTTCTGCAAATACCCATTCGCGAAATGCTTGACACGTGTCATAGATTGATGCTTCACCGCGTTCTTCACTACCTATCTTAAATTCCTTTACAATATGCACACCATAGCGATAACGTGAACGTGCTGATACATCAGGCGCCAATGTAGTTTTGCGCATAACGGCGGCGGTCATTGGTATTTTGTTAAAGTCAAATGATACGTAAATCTGTTCCGTTTCCCAATTTATTTTCTTTGAAGGCTGAAATACTTTTTGTTGAATGCTTTTGTCCTTTAGAACGTAAACCCATGCTTCGCCTGAATAATCAACAAATACAGATTTGTATTCTTGTTCAAACGTTAGGCGGTCCAAATCGCGGCTTGCATCGGCTACTTCATCAGGGTCAATAGCTGGGTTATCGGTTGTTTCCATCCTAAAGGTTATCCAACTTTCGCTGCCGTTTTCGCTTTGCGGCAAATCTATGTCATTGTAGCAATTCTTTTCGACATTGCCAGCCTTTGCGCCGTTGCGGCATAGTTCATACCAGTAGTTATCTTTACCCGCAGCTGTGCCAATAAAAAACGCCTCACCTTTGTAGTCGGTTAAGGTAGGGCGTGCAACTGTTTTCCAATGATATTCTAATATGTGGCTTGGTATCTTTTGTGTTTCTTCATAGATTACCCGGTGATACTTACGGCCGCGCCCTTTGTCCTTTCGCCCTTCATCGCCAATGGACCAAACTTCTAAAACGCCGCCATTGAGAAACTGCATTATCTTTGAAGTTTCATCTTTGTGCTTTATAATTCCGCCTTCAGAAATTGTTTTGTAAGTATCTACTATCTTATTCCAGCTTTGTGCAAAATCTTTAAAATCGTCCACAAAGATACCAACGAACTTACCTTCAAATACAGCAGGGCTTATAAGCGGCAATGCAACCGATGTTATCAATTCAGTTTTGCCGAACCTACGCGCGCAAACAATACAGTTAAACCTACGCTTATTATCTAAGATCCGCTGTTGACCTTTGTGCGGCCTGTAAAGCTGTATGTTTATGTTGCGCGGCACTACTTAGCTTCAGGGTACTGAATGTTTATGTTTATGTTTTTGTCGTCTTCAGTTGTTTCGTGCTTATCCTTAAAGCCGTAATTATTGATCAACATAAACTTAGCAACACCCATATCATAAGTTCTATCTAATCCGCCTTCAACCTTGTTAGCTAGTATCTTTTGCTTTGCGCGTTTAATAATGTCGAAAAAGGTTTCCTTGTTTGAATAATTTATCAAAGTATCGCGGCATGTATCTAAATAAACAGCTAAGCCTTCAACCGTATAAGGTCGGGGAAAACTTTCAACTACTTCTTGAACACCATCTTTAGTCACAAGATGCTTAACGCGTGTACGTGAATCGCACCAATCAAAGTAAGATTCTATTTTCTTTTGTAATTCTTCAGGTGATTTGAATTTCATAGGTCTACCTGTATCTTTCATATTTTCATTTTAAGCAACTTTTAATAAGTTTTGATATATATACACCAATTTAATGTAAAAATGCCTTAAAACACCGTTTAAATAAGTTTTAAGACTATATCTATATAATTATTAGTATTATTATTTATATTATTATTATTATTTATTATTATTGTTAACACTTGTTACATTAAGTGTAACACATAACTAATTGATATATAGTACATGTTACACTGTTACGTATGTTACACTATATTCTACATATATGTGAGAGTAAGTATAAAAAATACACGCATATACGTGTTGAATTAGTGTAACAAGTGTAACAGCGTAACAAGCTATGATTATCAGCGTTTTATGCGTTACAATTGGCGTAACATGGTGTTAACATTTCAAATAAAAAAACCGCTGCACTTGTTGAACAGCGGTTAGCGGCAAACCGCAGTTAAGGCAAAAGTAAGTATTAAATATTGAAAAATCAAATTTATTTTTCTAATTCATCATTAAACGCTGATTTTTTCAGCAAATCAGTATAATTCATCGAACCTTTGCGGCTAACATCGCGGCCAAATATTTTACCAAACTTTTCAGCGGCATCTTTAACGGCGTAAGTTTCGGCGGCGGGTGCAGCTTTTTGCACGCCATCGGTTTTAACGGCGTTCCAATCTGTTGCGCCTGCACCTTTGTCAGTTTGTATTGGTGCCGCGCCTATGCCGTCTTGCCACATCGCTTGGCCGTTTATAGGGTTTATTACATGCAGCCTTACAGTAACTACTACTGAATTTGCTACTATCTGTGTGTTGCGAATTTCAACGTTAAAATTGCCAAAAATACGTGTTAACAAATATTCTATTTTTTCAATAGGAATATATCTGTAATCGCGAATCATTGGGTGCTGAACTAACCACTTTGCGGGTGGATCTTGGTTCAATAATACAGTAAGCGCATTTTGCTTTAGGCTGTCTTCATTTTCTACTAATAGGTCCTGAAGTGTTGGAAGTTTTGTGAGTTGTGTCATGGTTTGAAATTATTTAGCCCAGTTAGGCAATGAAAGAATATGTATTTTGTTATCAGTTGTATAGCCGTGAAAATTATTAGTTTCCTTGCATTTTTTAAGCGTTTCGATATCTGCTAAATATTCTTGGCGCCCGCGTTCGATAGCTTCGGGATCAAGTTCATAAAGTTCTACATTAAACGGCGCTTCTTTTTCAACAGCTATAAATATAAACCTTTCGGCCTTTGTTAGGTCCATGTAGAACGCGGCTTGCACGTGATAGCGATAATTCCAAACAGATTTAGCAAATTCACCGGGCGCTGAATTAGTTGTTGTTTTAAGGTCTATACAAACGTTATACTTTGTATTAAGAAAATCAACTTTGCATTTAGCGTCAAGGTCTGCAATTTTACCGAATATAGGCAATTCCGCTTGGCCCTGTTCTAAAAGTATCGCAGCCTTCGGATGTGCTAATACAGCATTTCTAATGTTTAGGGCCAATTCGTAATCTTTATGCGATACAAATAATTCTTTGCCTTCGGATTCAGCCATAAAAGATTCATAAATCAATTTACCTTCTTTTGTACGGCGGTCGCATTCTGGCATAACGGCGTAATTATCTTGATTAAATACAACGCTATGAACTAAACTACCTAAGTTCATGGCTGAAGTTGGCGCCTGTTTTTCACCTTCTATATAGGCTTTATAATGCGCGGGTGACTTATGTACTAAGTCTAATAATGATTTACTGATGTACTCAGTTTTACGGTGATACTCTTGGTTTGTCATAAATTTTTAAAATATTTTATTAAATAATAGCACAAATTTAAAAAGGTTTTTTAACTTTGCAACACAATTGAACGAAAAATTAAAAAATTTTATGAAAACATTTGAACAGCTATCTATTAGATGCGACATTTTAGGCATCAGTATTTCGGAACTTTGCAGGCGCGCGGAAGTAGGGCGGCAAACTGTCGAATACTGGTCTAAGGTAGAACCGCAAACATTGATCATCTATTTTAAACTTATGAATGCTTTAAACCAAATCGAAAATGAACACAATACAGCTACGGCCATATCAATCGAAAAGCGTAAGCGACATAAGAGAGAGTTACCGACAGGGCAATAAAAAAGTTCTATTTGTGTTACCAACGGGCGGCGGCAAAACTGAAACGTTTATTTTTATGGCAATGGAAGCAGTTAGCAAAGGTAAACGAGTTTATTTCTTAGTGCATAAAAAAAACCTTGTCAATCAGATATCAGAACGTTGCAAAAGATACGGTCTAAGACACGGTTTTATAGCGGGTAACAGGCCAAAGCAGTATTATTTACCAGCGCAAGTATGCAGCGTTCAAAGTTTAAAAAATAGGCTTAATGAAGTACCGCAACCTGACCTGCTAATTATTGATGAAGCGCATCATTCAAACGCTGGTACATGGAAGGACATTTTAGATTTCTACAAAGATTCTGTTTATGTTTTAGGCGTTACTGCTACACCGTGGCGCGGCGATGGTCAAGGATTAGGCGATGTGTTTTCTGATTTAGTTTTAGGGCCATTACCTGCTGAATTAGTGCAAATGGGTAATTTAGTGATGCCAGAATATTACAATTTCAAACCATTGGCGGATTTTACTAAGATTAAAAAGGATAAGAACGGCGAATACAAAGCTGATGACCTATTTAAAGAAATGGATAAACCAGCTATAACAGGTAATGCTGTTGAAGAATACAAACGTTTGGCACCGGGCGAACCTGCTATATATAGCTGCGTAAATATTAAGCATGCCGATAACGTTGCAGCGGCATTCAATGAAGCTGGGTTTAAGGCGGTTTCTATAAATGGAAACTTTCACGAAAACGAAGTTAAAGAAATTATATCGCGGTTCGCGATTCGCGATATTCAGATATTAACGTTTTGCGATTTGATTTCTGAAGGCACAGATATACCAGCGGTTAGCGTTGTAGGCATGTTACGCCGCACAATGTCACTAAGTTTATATTTACAGATTGTTGGGCGCGGATTAAGACCAATGGAAGGCAAAGAACGCTGTCTGATACTTGATCACGTAGGAAACCAAAAACTACATGGGCATCCACTAATGACACGCGAATGGACATTGGAAGGGATGCAAAAGCGAAAACGTAAAGATACCGATGAACAGATTGATACCGAATACAAAGACTGTACAGAATGTTTTAGAACTTATGAAAAAACACACGCTGCATGTCCTTATTGTGGTTTTGTTGAACCTGTAAAGGTTAGCGAAATTGAACAGGTTGCAGGCGTTGCCGTAAAAGATGAAACTACCTTAGATGAACTATTAAAAGTAAAACGTACTGAGCAGGCAAAAAGCCGAACACTTGAAGACTTATGGCAGTTAAAAATTCAGCGCGGCCACAAAGATAAATGGGTTTATTTTGTATTTGAAAGTAGGGTTTTAAAAGACAAAGGTTCTATTGAATACATAAACAATAAACACGGATTGAACGCTATAAACCGCGATGATTTGAAAGCTGCTGTATTAAGAAAATGGAACGAATTTTATAAAACTAAAAAACATTGAATTTATGACAAACTATTTAGAATTTTTAGAGCGTAAAATTGTCATAGCTAAAGACTATGGAACTGACATTGACATTAAAACGCTATCACCTAAATTATTGCCACATCAACGCGATATAGTGAATTGGGCTATATCAGGCGGCAGGCGTGCTATATTTGCAAGTTTTGGATTAGGTAAAACAATGATGCAACTTGAAATAGCTGTACAGGTTTCTCAAATAACTCAAAAGCCTTTTTTAATTGTTATGCCACTTGGCGTAGTAGGAGAATTTAGAGATGATTTAGAATTTTTATATCCTGAAAAATCAATAAAATATATTACTGATTCTGATATTGTTGATACTGTAAATTCTGATATAATTTATGTAACAAATTATGAGCGTATTAGAAAAGGCGATGTAATAGCTGAATTATTTGGCGGGGTTTCATTTGACGAAGCATCAATACTTAGAAACTTAAAAACAGAAACTACAAATTACGTTTTAAATCACTTTAGAAATGTTAATTATAGATTTGTAGCTACTGCAACACCAACGCCAAATGATTTTATAGAAATATTAAATTATGCTGATTATCTTAGTGTAATTGACCGTGGTCATGCTTTAACACGTTTTTTTCAAAGAGATAGCACAAAAGCAGGTCATTTAACTTTATATCCAAATAAAAAAGAGGAGTTTTGGAAATGGGTTTCAACATGGGCGGTTTTTATAAATAAGCCTTCTGATTTAGGATATGATGATACTGGTTATTTATTGCCTAAATTAAATTTCATTGAAGTATTAGTGCAAAATAATACAGAAGGCGAAATTTATAATAAAAAAGGCGAATTAGTAATTTTTAAAGATACAACTAAAAGTCTTATTGATGTAAGCCGCGAAAAATCAGAATCAATAAATTTAAGAATAAAAAAAGCCTACGAAATTGTAAAAAACCAATCAGATAAGAATTGGATTTTATGGCACCATTTAGAAGCTGAGCGCCAAGAATTAAATAGAACCTTTAAAGAGTATAATATAAAATCTGTTTTTGGTTCACAAGATAATAGCGAAAAAGAGCAGCTACTTATAGACTTTAAACATAACAAATATCAAATATTAAGCACAAAACCAAAGATAGCAGGCTCAGGATGTAATTTTCAACACAGCTGCCATAATATGATTTTTTGCGGTATTGATTATAAGTTTAATGATTTTATACAGTCTATACATAGATGTTACAGATTTAAGCAAGAAAATGAAGTAAATGTTTATGCTATTTTTACACAAAATGAACAGGATGTATTAAAAGCATTAAAAGAAAAATGGGTAAAGCATATTGAATTACAAACTGAAATGATAAATTTAGTAAGAGAATACGGATTAAACACAGATAAAATTAAAAGCGACATGAAAAGACAAATTTTTAACAACAGACGAACTGCTCAAATTGGTAATGCCACAGTATATAATGAAGATACTGTTGTAATGCATAATGAAATTGAAAGTAATATTTATGATATGATATTAACTTCTATTCCATTTGGTGACCATTACGAATACTCAGATAATTATAATGACATGGGCCACAATCACGGTAATGAAGAATTTTTTAAACAAATGGACTATTTAACACCTAATCTATTAAGATGTTTAAAGCCGGGTAAAATTGCAGCTATACACGTCAAAGATAGGATTCGTTATAGTTATCAAAATGGAACTAAATTTACAACAATAGATGATTTTAGCGGCAAAACGGTAGCGCATTTTCAAAAGCACGGTTTTTATTTAATTGGTAAAATTACGGTAACAACCGATGTAGTTCGAGAAAATAACCAGACTTACAGATTAGGCTGGACAGAACAATGCAAAGACGCTACTAAAATGGGCGTTGGTTTACCTGAGTATGTTTTATTATTTAGAAAAGCGCCTTCTTCAATGGATAATGCTTATGCTGATGAACCATGCACAAAAACAAAAGATGAATATACCCGCGCAAACTGGCAATTAGATGCTCATGCTTATTGGAAAAGCGATGGTAATAGATTTTTAAGTTATAACGAATTAAAACAAATGGATGTTGAAAAAATATGTAAGCATTGGAAAAAGCATGACCAATCGAATGTTTATAGTTTTCAGGAACATTTAAAAGCATGTGAAGATTTAGAAAATCAAAATAAGCTAAGTTCTTTATTTATGACTTTGCCCGTTCATAGTACGAGCGAGGATGTTTGGACAGATGTTAATAGAATGGCTACTTTAAATGCTAATCAAGCAAACAGAAAAAAAGAAAAGCATATTTGCCCACTTCAATTTGATATAGTAGTTAGGCTTTTAAATAGATTTACAATGAAAGGAGATTTAGTTTGCGACCCTTTCGGTGGTTTATTCACAACTGCTTATAAGTGTTTAGAAATGGAGCGTAAATGTATTTCAGTTGAATTAAATCCTGAGTATTACGATGATGGTTTATACTACCTTAAAAGTATTGAATATAAAATCAATGTACCTACTTTATTTGACTGCATTTAATTAACCTTACATCCTGTGTAGTTTATGTGGCGAAAAACAAAACTTAAAATACCGCTAATGTTTAGAGTTTTAAGTATCGTTCAATCCGATGCCGCAGGGTTTTAAAAATTTATATCATTTGTAGTTTATGTGGCGAAAAACAAGGTATTTAAAATTATATCATTTTAAATTCTTCAACCTTAAGTGTCGTTCAATCCGATGCCAAATGATATTTTAACATTACATCTAAAATTATTTTAAACATGAAACAATTAACAGCATTTATTATTTTAGTAGGCGTTTTATTTGGCTGCAAACCCGAACCCGAAGTTATCGTAAAAACTATTTACATAACGCGCGACACATGCGATACTGATTCAGATTTTATAAATGCCATTGGCGAAATTGAAACGCTAAATACCGACAGCTTAATAGGTGATAGCGGCCGCGCTTTTGGTAGGTATCAAATACATGATGTTTGTGTTACTGCATCGGGTTTAAAAAATCTACTTAACTACCAGCACAAAGACATGTTTGATTCAGTAAAAGCTGAGCGCGTGTTTTGGGCGGTAATGGGTATCAATTGTTATACTTACGCGCAAAAGTACGGCAAATATCCTGATTATGGCGAACTTGCACGTATGTGGAACGGTGGCCCAAATGGATATCAAAACGAAGCAACATTAAATTACCTTAAAAAATTTGAACAATGCCAAGAAAAAAATTAACTGATTACGAAATACTTTTAGAAATTTTTAGGCGGGTTTATGCTGTTAGCGAACCGCCCGCAGATTTCGATGAACTTGTAGCTAATGCCGAATTTAACGAACACGGCCAAAAAGATATTAAGTTTATGAATTACGAATGCGAAGATAAAGTAATGCAAGATATTTTTAACGAAACAATGGCAAAGTATAAAATTAAAGGATATAGACTTAAACAGTTTTCATTTAGTTTTTGGCTTGGCTGTTCACCTAAATCAAAAAAATCATTATGAGTTTAGATGTTGGATTATACAGAATAAAATATGTTAGCTATGACATGGTTAATTTTCATGAAGAAAAAGAAGAACTTTATGGTGCTAACATAACACACAATTTATATCTAATGGCTGAACAAGCTGGCATTTACAAAGCATTATGGCGACCATATCAACTGCATAAAGATTATGTACATACTGAAGATTACAAAATTGAAATGGCATTTGAAGATTCAGTAACTATAATTGCAAGTGACATAATTGATATTATTGAACAAGGTTTAGATTTACTAAAAAATAGACGTGATTATTTTAGTAAGTTCAATGCTGAAAATGGTTGGGGCACTTATGTTCATTTTGTGCCGTTTGTTGAAAAATACCTAAATGCATTAAAACAATATCCTAATTCAATAGTAATAGTAGATAGATAACATGAAAGAACAAGACCTATACAAGGCCCTTCAAGCGCGTCACAGCAAACACGGCATATTATTTCGTAACAATACAGGAACAGCATTTCAGGGCAAACGGGCGGTAATTAACAGCCGCCCTATAATAACCGAACCCCGACAAATAACATTTGGCTTATGCGTTGGTAGTTCTGATTTAATCGGATGGACCGAAAAAATTATAACTAAAGACATGGTAGGTAAAAAAATTGCTATATTTACAGCCCTCGAAGTTAAAAACCTTAGCGGAAAAGCTACAAAAGAACAAATCAATTTTATTAAACAAGTCAGAAAATCGGGCGGCATTGGTGATATTTTGCGCTGGGTAGATGAAGACTTTAAAGCAGATGAGATATGAAAACAGAAGCTGATAACCTACTATCT